TTCTTACGGGATGATATATCTATGCTGGGATTGTATGGCTTATGTCGGTGTGCATAAGGGTACAGACCGAGCGTTAGGACGACTGGCAAATACAGAACTAAGGGAAGCCAAGAAAGAAGCCCACTTCTATTTTGACCAAATAGCTAAGACCAATCTTATCAATAAAATTTGGAAGAAACATATCCCCAACACTTCAAATAGGAATAAAGCTTATTTGTGGTTATCTATTCAATTAGGAATACCACATGAAGTTTGCCACATAGGAATGTTTGGTGTGGAGGATTGTAAACGAGTTGTTGATTTATGTAAACCGATAGTGAAAGAATATGAAGCCCTACATCATAATTTCCATGTCCCTAATAACGTATAGCGACAGGAGGATACCTCTCGAAATAGTAGAGAGCCATATACTGACAAAGCCTTTGAAGACAATCAAGGAGAAGCTGCTTGACGCTTTCTCCACGATGAAAGACAAGCCGGTGAATGTTGAACTTAAAATAAAGCATATATGAGACATTTAGAAGATTCTCTCCAAAAATCTATAATTAAATATTGGGACTTGAAATATCCTAAATGGAAGAAACGGCTTGCTTGTGTTCCCAACGGAGGGAAGCGCAACGCCATTGAAGCGGCAAAGTTCAAGCAAATGGGAGTCCGCGCAGGATTCCCCGATTTGATACTTCTTATCCCCAACAAGTTCTATCCATTTTGTGGAATAGAATTAAAGGTAAAGACTGGCAGGCAGTCAGAGAGCCAGAAAGAGTATCAGAAAGAGTTTGAGAGTATCGGTGCTAAATATGTCATAGTCCGTTCGCTTGACGAGTTTATAGAAGTGGTAACAGACTATTTGAAAGATGTATGAAAATAAAGATGAACAAGCATGGCACGGATACGAAGAATTTTTAGAATGGAGGAAACGCAATGAGAAATAGTTTTGTTTTTTACAGTAGCTGGTGGGAAGCAATCAAGAATCTGCCGAGAGATGTTCAGGGAGACGTTCTCACAGCCATAATTGAGTATGGCTTATATGGAGAAACTACTGAACAACTAAAGCCGATTGCGAAAGCGATGCTTGCTATGGCTAAATCACAGATAGATATTAATAATCAGAGGTTTGAGAACGGTAAAAAGGGCGGTAGACCAAAACCGGAGAACAACCAAGAAGGAGCCAAACAAAAACCAAACTATAACCAAAACCAAACCAAAGAAGAACCAAACAATAACCTAATTAATAATGATAATGTAAATGTAAATGCAAATGAAGAATGTCCCCCCTATAATTCCCCCCAAGGGGAATCTGCACCGCCGGAAAGTAATGAGGGAGATAAGATAAATTATAATGCTCTTATGGATACGTTCAACAGAATGTTTGATGGAAAGCTCCCAAAGGTGACAACAATGACGGACAAACGTAAGAAAGCCGTAAAAGCAAGAGTTTCCGAACATGGGAAAGAGGCTATCATGGCTGTTTTCAACAATGTTTCTCAATCAGCATTTCTTTTGGGGCATAACAACCAAAACTGGTCTTGTGATTTCGACTGGATATTCAGACCGACAAATTTCATTAAGATTTTAGAAGGCAATTACAATGGAGAAAGAATTAGCAAAAATCAACAGGATAGCGAGCAGCGAAAACGTGATTCAGTTCTTGCTGTCGCTACAACCGTCAGAGAAGCTGCCGCAAAAAAAAAGAAAAGAACTTGAAGCAGAGGGCGTTATTGAATAAATATCCTGACCCAGCACAATTCATTCTTGATTACAATCCCGATTTGCAGTTCAAAATTGTCAGATGCAAGGCGACCCACTCTGATTTAGCCATGAATTCCTCCATACCTACATTAGGGCTATTGGCTTCGACTTATGGAGATGAAACCCCTTTGGAATGGTTGAAAATCCAATTCGGCACACTTAATGACTTTGCAGAGGTATCTACCAAGATTGCCAAGGAGCAGCTTAATGAGTTGGCAGAAATATTTATTTCTGAGTATTATTACCTTAATGCGGCTGAGATATGCTTTTTTATTGCACGGTTTAAGTCTGGTAAATATGGACGGTTCTATGGTGCTATAGACCCGATGAAGATTACAAGTGCCATGCTTGACTATATCAGGGAACGCCGTATCGACATCGAACGCTATGAGCGTGAGCAATACCGGATACAACGCCAAAAGGAGATAGAAGAACGTGGCAACAACAGAATTTCCTATGCCGAGTATCTTGAACGTGAAAGGAAGCTTGTGGAAAGCGGAGATGCAGAAGCAATGAAAAGAGCGGCAAATCGCGTAAGCAATATCAGTTTATGTAAGTAATGGCAAAGAAGAAATTACCCCTCTCCCCCGTCCGTTGCCGCCAATGCTCATACTCCATGGATTTCATAGAAAACTCTTGTCTATGCAAGGCCAAGGGCCATAGGGTGTGCGCGTGTGACCGGTATGGGAGAATATGCGAATGTTTTAGCAAAAGTAAAAGATGAAAGACATAGAATTATACAGAGATAGCTTTCAGAATTTTCGTAGCTATCAACTTCCTAAAGCGCAATTGATTATAGCGGATGTACCTTACAATTTAGGTAAAAACGCCTATGCAAGTAATCCTGCATGGTACAAAGATGGTGACAACAAGAACGGAGAAAGTGAATTAGCCGGGAAAAAGTTTTTCAATTCGGAAAACGAATTTCGCCCAGCCGAGTTTATGCACTTTTGCAGCGATATGCTGATAAAAGAGCCGAAGAAGCCCGGTAAATCCCCTTGCATGATAATATTCTGCGAATACGAACAACAGTTCATGTTCATAGAACTTGGTCGGAAGTACGGGCTAATGAAATACATTCCGTTGGTATTCCGTAAAGACTTCTCCGCACAAGTATTAAAAGCCAATATGAAAATAGTCGGTAATTGTGAATACGGTCTTCTTTTATACCGTGACAAACTTCCAAAGTTTAATAATGACGGGAGGATGATATTCAATTGTTTTGATTGGGTAAGAGATAATGATACACCCAAAGTACATAGTACCCAAAAGCCAGTTCCATTACTTAGAAGATTGATAGAGATATTTACCGACAAAGGAGATGTTGTAATTGACCCAGTTGCAGGAAGCGGCAGTACATTGCTTGCCGCTGCGCAATGCGGAAGAAAAGCATACGGTTTTGAAATAGACCGTAATTTCTACAATAATGCGAACAAGTATGTTTTATCAAGGATACAAAAAACTTTATTTTAATGGACGTAGGACTTGAAAAGAAAATCGAATTATTGGAGTGGCAGCGTGACAACGCACTGCGCCTGCGCTGCCCGTTGGTGGCAAAGAAGTACCAGCGAATGATTGATGAACTTGCAAGAAAAAGCAGAAACAATGAAACCAAAGAAAGATTTGATTAAAGCTGCCGAGGCTGATGGCAGCATAGACAGATTGAACAGCCTTCTTTCAGCCGCACACATACTGAACTGTGAAGCCAACATGCTGGTGGAGGAAGCGGCAGACCTGATGAACGCCAAAGGGTTACTACTCGGAAATTTGAAAAGGCTTCATAACAGCTTTGTCAAGAGCGCCGACATGTACTTCCTGGAATTCTCCTCACTCGTAGAGACAGAGAAATCGAAGATGGATATGTTCAGGGACATGGACGACTTCGACGCCAAGTTTCGCGAGTGGGCAAAATTACCGTCTGATTGGAAACCTAAAGAATCAGAAGAATGAGTGAAAGATTAACACATGGCTCTCTGTTCAGCGGCATAGAAGGTTTTGGATTAGGTGCGGCACTTGCCGGCATAAAGACCGAGTGGAGTTGTGAATTTGAGGATTATCAATCATTAGTAATAAAGAAAAACTTTGGAGAAGAGCATGAAATCAACAGAGATATTAGAACGTATTCAAAACCTCCGTTTGTTGACATCATCAGCGGTGGATTCCCTTGCCAGGACATCAGCATTGCTGGAAAAGGTGTCGGAATTGTCGGTGAGAGAAGCGGCCTATGGTCTGAAATGTTCAGAATTGTACGGGAAGTTAGACCTAAATACGTGCTCATTGAAAACAGCCCAATGCTCGTTGTTCGGGGATTCGAGCAAGTCCTATGCGACCTTTCCGAAATCGGGTATGATGCGGAATGGCAATGTCTATCTGGCACCGACTTTGGCATACAACAGAATAGGGAGCGATTATATTGTATTGCCTACCCCAGCGAAATCAACGGCAAACGGGGCACTCAAGAATCGGTATTTCGGAAGCCCTACTTATCGGGGCAATTTACACGAGTATATCCGGGATGGCGAACAAGACAGTCAATACCCTCACCCCGCTTTGCTGGAAAGTCTAATGGGGTTCCCGATAGGATGGACCGAACGGAGTGTATAGGCAATGCGGTTCAGCCGATAATTGCGCATTATCTGTTTGAGTGCATTAAGATATTTGACAGCAAACTGACATAATGAAGAATGCCGTATGAATATCCATCAGACCATCCCCCGTTCAGATTGTACTACCATCTGAAAGCGTCATGGTGCAAGATGTGTATGGCAGAGGTACAGAGCGAGAGAAATAGAAAAAGGAAAATGAATTGAGATTAACATGTGCAAAAAGAAGTCATTTCTGCACATGAAGTATTAACAAGAGCGGAAACCGGTGGTTTTTGCTCATAACAAGAATAAAAATGATAATAGCATGGTTTTCTTGCGGTGTAACATCCGCAGTTGCTTGTAAAATAGCGTTGAGTTTGTATGATGATGTACAGCTCTACTACATCGAAACAGGTTCCGGACATCCTGATAACGCCCGATTCCTTACAGATTGCGAAGATTGGTACGGTCAACCAATCCACACTATCCGGAGCGACAAATACACTTGTGTTGCTGATGTCCTACGGAAAGGTTTTATCAATGGTGCGCATGGTGCTGCTTGTACTCTTGAGCTGAAAAAGAAAGTCCGTTACAAGTTGGAAAAGGAACTTGGTTCTTGGGACGGTCAAGTTTGGGGCTTTGATTACGCCCCTAAAGAGATAAACCGAGCCATCCGATTAAAACAGCAGTACCCAAGCACAAAGCCACTGTTTCCGCTAATTGAAAAGCAGATTACGAAGCCGGATGCAATGGGAATGCTTTGGAAAGCTGGTATTGAAATCCCCGCTATGTACAAGATGGGTTACAATAACAACAACTGTATCGGTTGTGTGAAAGGGGGAATGGGATACTGGAATAAGATACGGAAGGATTTCCCGGAAGTGTTTGCTCGAATGGCGCAGATTGAACGAGAAATAGGCGCAACGTGTCTGAAAGACCAATCGGGAAAAATATTTCTTGATGAGCTTTCTCCTAACCGTGGAGAAATGCCGGAAGAATTTATACCGGATTGCTCTCTTATTTGCCAGATAGAATTTCAAGAAATACTTGATAGGCAGGTAGAGAGAGTTTTGAAAAGAGAAGTCAGTATTAACGATGTAAGATAGATTTAAGAAAAAAATGAATAAGGAAATAACCCTTGAATGGCTTAGATTGGAGTTTTATAAATGCAATCATGCCAAGTACAGAAAGTATGCTGATGAATGGTTAAACAACCTTACTGATGCACAGATAGAGGGATTTGAAAGACAACGTATAGGACAAATTGATAAATCGAAATGCGTATGAAACATCTAATTGATGCCATCATAAAGAAATGGTTCTGTCGCCATGAATGGGAACTGATGTATGAGAGAAAGGTTACGGCATGGGATGAGTTAGGATGTAATAAATATATCGCCAGATATTACGTCTGCAAGAAATGTGGTAGATATAAGAAAACTAAAAGTTATTGATTATGAAACCAATAAGGAACAAAGAAGATATTGAAAATCTAAAGACAGATGAAAAATTGATTGAGTGCTTGAACGGTGAAGTGAATTATTATCGTTTTTTGTGCTTGCATCCGAGAAATGATGAATATGTGATTCTTCTGAACCATTGTGAGGAACCTAAAAGGTTTTATGTTAAGAGTATTATAGACCGATTTTATACGGACTATACAACACGCGACATAATCACCTATAAGAGGGACTATGCTATGGAACAAGTCAAGTTCTGCGAACAGGCACTGTCCGAATTTGATAAGGCATAAATATGTGCAAAAGAAGTTATCGAAGAGGAAATATTAAATCAAAAAGGAAATAAGCTATGAAACAGACAGTAGAAGAAGCGGCAAAAGAGTATTCTTCGCAATGGGCATGGAACTCTCAACCAGATATGTGGCAAAGCGAAAAGGACTTTAAAGCTGGTGCAGACTGGCAGTCAAAGCAATCACCCTGGATAAGCGTAGAGGATGCAATACCAAACAAACAAGCAAAAGGCATGTGTCAAGTGAAATTTGTTGATGGTAGTATTGAAGAAATGGCAATGCGAGAAGTGAATAAATGGATATACCCCTACATCAAGACTGGATATGTTACTCATTGGAGACCTATTTAGTTTTTCGATGAGATGCTAGCAATAATGAATTAAAGAGAAAGGAGATTGAAACGAGGATACCTGTCACGTATCCTCGGAAAGATGATTCTTTTAACGATGACTACAAGGTAGTCTTCTACAATGTTCTCTCACGTGTTCACATTTGCCAAACCGGAATCTGTAATAGGAACGAACATGTACAGGTTTGTCGCTACAACACTGGACTGTTTTACTGTTTTGAGACAGAGCCTCATTCTAACAGTTCTAAAAAGAATGAGGATGTCTATAATTTAATGTTACCATTAATTTAACCCATTAGTTTTCCCTCTGATTTTGTTTGTATTTCAGAGATGCTATTGGGATTACAAAAATAATCATTAATCTTTAAAATTCAATGCAATGAAGTCAATAACCATAAAACAACCATGGGCAAGTTTAATATCAAGTGAGAGGATATTAAAAGTTATCTCTATCACAATTAATGTTTATCTTTTGATTTTTTTAATAGCAGAAAAACTTTATTGAGTTTCCGTAAATTAAAATCGTATATTTGCAGTGAATACACGACTTGAATGTAGAATTTAAGTGATATTATAACCTTAATAAAAAAAGTGATGAAGGTATTTACTGTACAAACCTTGGAAAATTTTATGTCTTTACAAAACGGCCTCCCTGAAATGGATTTCTTCAGAGGTCAATCTTCTTCTGAATATAAATTGATACCTTCAATAGGTCGGAGGTTCAAGGAAGGACAGGAGGACGTGTTGAAGCAATATGAGAAGGAGGTATTTGAGGATTTTAAAAGAAAATATTCAATGTTTACGGGTGCACGCCCTAAAAATGATAAGGAATTTCTATTTCTAGCACAACACTATGGACTTCCAACGAGACTTCTTGATTGGACTTATAATCCTTTGATTGCATTATATTTTGCATGTTGTTCAAATTTTCATAAAGATGGAGTTGTTTATCATAGTTGTCCATTCTCAATGATGGTTTTCGATGAAGATAAAGATGACATACTTTCATTTCCCGCAATAACTTTATTAGTTCCTAATATGACAGATGTTAGGTATAAAAATCAAAATGGCATATTTGTACTTTATCCAGAACCTTGGAAGGAAAATTTCGAATTTATCTATGCAAAATATATAATCCCTGTACAATATAAACAAAACATATTGAGTAAACTTGAAAAAATAGGAATCACAAGATCATTTATAATGCCTTCTTTGGATAGTTTGTGTAAGGATATTGTCGATATTCATGATTTAAGGTATCCGTACGCAATAAAATGAGATTAATATGGATTCGATATACAATCAATATTAAGAGTTTTTCAAGTATCAAAATTATTCTTACATCGTTTGTTAGATAGAAACATCGACTATAACTAACCAGCGTAAAATTTCTACAGACAATCCTTGTCAGTGCTTTGTGAATACCCGGAAACTGCTTTGTGGCGGTTATCGGGTATTGTATTTCCAACCAATTAATACCCAAGTATCATGAACTTAAATGAATTAAGAGATAAAGCCTACCGTAACGCAGTAACGCACGGTTTTCACGATGAAGAACTGAGTAACGAACACTGCCTTTGCCTTGTCATATCCGAGCTTATGGAAGCTGTGGAAGCTGATAGGAAAGGTAGGTTAGGGAAAAAATGTAAGTCACGTTTTGACATAGACTATAATCGTTATCCCGCATTAGTGGAAGAAGAAAAACGATTTAAGAGTTCTTTTGAAAAGAACGTAAAAGATTCACTTCCCGATGAACTTGCCGATGCAGCTATACGCCTGCTTGATTTGGCTGGATTAAGAAATATATCCATTGATGATTTTTCAGATGAAATGATATACGAAGCAACAGAAAGTTGCAATGATGAGACCTTTACAGAGAGTATATACGCTATATCCACAATTCCCATCAGATGTGAGTATGAATATGACAGTCTATTAGAAAATCAATTAAATAGCATGCTATTGGCTATTTTCGGGCTTGCTAAACATCTGAACATAGACCTTATATGGCACATCAATCAGAAGATGCGATACAACGAATTGAGAGAAAACAAACATGGAAAAAGGTATTGATTATGAAGCGTGAAGTGAACTACCCATGAACTAAAGATTCATGAGCTTCGGGTTTCACAGAGGAACGGCCTTTCAAAAGATTAGCTCTTACATTCTCTCCACCCGTGTAATCGACAGTTCCTGCCGATGTATGGTTTAACCCGAAACGAAGAATATTGATTGCAGCATTAACATCACGGTTATGACGAGTATGGCAAGAAGGACATTCCCACTCCCGGACAGCCAATCTTTTTGTTAACCTTAAATCTAATACTATGAAAAACACATTGCAAAGGTACGGATTTGAGTGAATTGTGCAAATTATGTCCCTTTGTGCTGCTATCTTATAACATGGTTTAGTAGGTAGATGTATATGTTGACTATTAATGCTTTAATTGTCAAATAAGGCTTTGGAAAATCAGAATATCATTATCTTTTTCAGGTAAAAAGAGTGCTATATGTATTGAAAGCTTCTTTCAGTACTAATGATGGGTCAATGTCCGGTACTTCTCCTTTTGCAAAGTCTACTATTCCTATATTGATATTGATTATTGCTTTATATTCTTTATTGTAATAAGTGTACTCACCTTTTTCAAAATTGTGATAATCAGCTAATGCTATAAATATTTTCAAAATATACTCAGATTCTTCAATGCTGAAATTTGATTTATTAAGTTTGTTTATAGCAGATTCCATATCCTTTATTGTGCTAAACATTGTCCGAATAAAATCGAAAACAACCAAATTGGGAGACATATATACTGGTGTTCTCCTTCGTCCTATATAAACCAATCGATCTCCTTTAAAATCTTTATTAATATATTTCAGTAATGTTCTTATATTAATAGACCCATTTTTGACAAATGCGGATAATATACTACAGCAGGTTATATGTGAATAATAGCTATTGTTATTTAGACCCACTTCTTTATCTGATTTGGTTGTTGCAAGAATATGTGCTATGGCTTTTATAATTTCATTTGTATTATTAAAATGGTATATTTCTTTACTATAGAATTTATCAATGTATCCATTGAAATCTACATTTATTCCATATTTGGCACTATAAATGTTTCTTATATTATCAATATCGCATACTAAAATGATTTTGTCAAATCCAAATTTGTGTTCTTTAGTACCACAAAAATCATTATGTACTGATAATATATTTAATATTCTAAAGATATGTTCAGGGTCGATACGGTCTAAATCATCAATAATGAGGACGATTTGCTTATTGGGACTATTATCAGTTTTGGTGCTTGATACAATAGAACGGATGATTTGAGTTATTGTATTATCTTCATAGATGCTTCCTTTCTCTATGCTAATGCTATCGAAGAATTTCTTGACATGGGATTCTTCATTTTTCGAATTATCTTTTGCATATGTTTCGATGTTTTCTTTCAGTGCGATACACCTGTCTATGATATCTGTGCCAAAAGTAATTTTTTCTGCTATAGAAAAAAAATTCCCCCAAAAATCTTTAGGATGATTTACCATATAAAAATATGCGGCATTGCTTAATGATATTTTTTGTTTCTCAAAATCATAGGGGACTTTTTCTAATAACTGCATTAATATGTCCACTTTGATATACTCAAAAATATCTTCGTTATTAGCAACAGAGTAATTAATTGGGGTTAGATATATTCCAGTGTATTTATCTTTGTGCTGATTAAAAAAATTATTTAGAAAATATGATTTTCCTATTCCAAAAGCTCCAGAAAAGATAATGTTCTCATTGTCTTTTTGTTTTAGGAAATCAGCAAAACGTTCGGTTTCTTTAGATATACTTATTTCCATTTTTATATTGATATTTGATTTGTCTCAAAGTTAATATCTTTTTTCATATTAAGCAAAACCTTCTGCCAAATCTTGTCAGTAACTTCTTTGATACCAGATAGTCCGTTCGTGGATTATTCGGTATCTTTATTTTCGTAACGTAAAATAGTGTGCCAATGGAGATAATTTATAGAAAAATAGAAGACCTTAAAAAACTGGGTAACAATCCCAGAACCATATCAGAGGAGCAGATGCGGATACTCAAAGAGTCTATTCATAGTAATCCGGACTACTTCGAAGCACGTCCCATCATACTCTCTGATCGAACTGGGGAACTGGTGATTATAGCCGGAAACCAACGGTATGATGCCAGTGTGGAACTAGGACTTTCTGACGTGCCGACGGTTCTGCTTCATGGGTTGACAGAAGAACGAGAACGGGAGATTATTATCCGTGATAACGTGAATAATGGTACATGGGACGAAAAACTATTGAAGGAGTGGAATGCAGAGTCTTTGATGGATTGGGGATTAAACTTTGATTTTGACTATGATAGTCTGGTAGATAGTGAAAGTGATGCCCGGAATAAATACACAAAAAAGATTGAAGCTCCGGTGTATGAGCCTAAAAGCCCTGTATGCCCGGAAATAGATTCTCTCTATGACAAAAGTAAATATGAAGAACTGCTTTCGGCAATAGACGATTCAGATGTCCCGGACCGTGTGAAGGAATTTCTTCGGATAGCAGCATTGAGGCATATAGTATTTGATTACGGACAGATAGCAGAGTTCTATGCTCATCAAGAGAAAGAAGTCCAGGAACTGATGGAGGCATCTGCACTGGTAATAATAGATTTTGATAAGGCGATAGAGAACGGTTATTCTCGGTTCAAGGAGGATATTTATGAAATAATGCTGGAGGACACTGAAGATGAGGAGTGATTTTGTAGCGTTCATACTGACGCATGGCCGTGCCGATTCCGTCATCACAGATAAGACATTGCGGAAGTGTGGCTATACGGGACCAATTGTTTATGTGATAGACAATGAAGATAAGGCGGCCGCAGATTATTACGCGAAATATAAAAACGTTGTAATGTTCGATAAACCGAAGATTGCAAAGACTTTTGATGAAGCGGATAATTTTGATGATCGCAGAGCTATTGTTTATGCGCGCAATGCTTGCTTTCAGATAGCAAGGAAACTTGGTTACAAATACTTCATAGAACTGGATGATGATTACGATGTTTTTTCTTTTACTTACGGCAGAGATGGTACAGTCAAACAGAGGGCAATAAAGCAATTGGACGTGGTATTTGAAGCTATGCTACGTTTTTATGAAAGTATTCCGGCTCTCACTTTGGCTATGGCTCAGAGAGGCGATTTTGTAGGGGGAAAGGAAAACGATATTTTGAAAGGCGAGAAGATGAAACGGAAAGCGATGAATTCTTTCATCTGTTCCGTAGATAGACCGTTTAAATTCGTTGGTCGCATTAATGAAGATGTGAACACCTATACCACGCTTGGTAGCAGGGGATGTCTACTTCTGCAGGTTCCACAAGTGGCGCTAAACCAGAAGCAGACGCAGAAGAATAAAGGAGGTATGACGGATATATACATGAGTCAAGGGACATATGTCAAGAGTTTTTATACGGTTATGATGATGCCAACCTCTGTGAAGGTGGGCGTGATGGGCCATAGCGAGGAAACGAAAAGATTGCACCACGTGATTAATTGGAATAACACTGTTCCTAAGATATTGGACGAACGATTCAAGAAGAAATAAGATGGCGGCACCAACTGGAAATAAATTTTGGATGTTAAGAAGTAAGCATGGAAGGGATAAGCTCTTTTCTACGCCGGAACTCTTGTGGGAGGCAGCATGTGAGTATTTCCAATGGTGCGATGAAAACCCATGGTTATCTAAAAAGGCCATTCAAAAGACAGTTCCGGTAAGAAGGAAGAAAGGGAAGAAAGTGGAGACAGTCAATGAGCAACAAGTACAACAAGAGGTTTCCCCAACTTCCCGTCCGTATTCCCTAACCGGTTTCTGTATTTATGTAGGTGCTTCTTCCAAGTGGTGGAGCACTTTTCGTTCCGAATGTAGAAATAAGAATGATGAAGATTTTTTGGAGGTCATCGCACGCGTGGAGGAAACCATCGAAACGCAGCAGTTTGAGGGAGCGTGCGTTGGAGCTTTCAATGCGAATATCATTGCCCGAAAGTTAGGGCTTGCTGACAAGCAGGAGGTGGACCATACGAATGCAGGAAAAGAGTTCAAAGGATTTAATTTTCTACCATATACAGAAGATGCGGAGAAAGTCAAGTAATGGGATATAAGGTCAATATAAAGCAGAGGTTAGCCTATAACTACCTTCGTGACGATGTTACGAAGTTTCTGTGTTATGGTGGCGCTGGTGGAGGTGGAAAGTCATGGCTTGGGTGTGAATGGCTTATGCAATGTGCTTACTATCTCCCGGGCACTCGATGGTTCGCTGGCCGAAATAATTTGAAAGATAGCCGTGAGTCTATCTCTGTCACTTTCGACAAGGTGGCAAAGTGGCATCGATTCACTGATTACAAGCAGACCAATGACGGTATACTTTTGGGGAATGGGTCGGAAATCATCTTTCTTGACTTGACATATTATCCCGTCAAAGACCCGATGTATGAGCGATTGGGCTCTAAGGAGTTTACTGGAGGGTGGATTGAAGAAGCCGGGCAGGTTCACTACCTCGCATTTGAGGTTTTGAAGACGCGTATAGGACGGCACTTGAATGATGTGTATGGAATATCCGGAAAGATACTTATCACTTGCAATCCGAAGAAGAACTGGCTTTATCGTGAGTTCTATAAACCGTGGAAAGAAGGCAGGCTGGAAGCCCCATACGCTTTTATTCAAGCATTGGTGCAGGATAATCCCTACGCTACCGAGGACTACATAGATACGCTCCGTAATACCAGGGACAAAGTGACAAAGGAGCGCTTGTACTATGGTAATTGGGAGTATGACAACGACCCGACAGCACTCTGTGATTATGATGCTATTTGTGACCTATTCGCAAATGAGCACGTAAAACCGATAGGATTATCGACGGGAGCAGCTGACCTTGCCGTGAAAGGACGTGACCGCTTTGTCGGAGGGCACTGGGTAGGCAATGTGTGTTATATCCGGTTAGACCAGGAATATAGCACGGGTAAATCTATTGAGACGGACCTTAAAAACATGATGATACAGTGGAAGATTCCACGTAGCATGATGGTCGTTGATAGTGATGGACTTGGAAGCTACCTTGAAAGTTATTTGAATGGCATCAAAGAATTTCATGGTGGTAACCGACCTATTAATCCAGAGTACGACAATCTGAAGTCTGAATGTGCATTTAAGCTTGCAGAGCTAATAAATAATCGGCAGATAAGAATTATATGTACGGAAGCGCAAAGAGAGCGCATAATGGAAGAATTGTCCGTCTTGAAGCAAGACCATATAGATGCCGATACCCGGAAGAAAGGGATAATCAGCAAGGAGAATATGAAAGATATACTCGGACATTCTCCGGATTACCTCGACATGTTGATAATGGCAATGCTTTTCCGTATAAAACCGATACCTAAAAGACCAAAAGCAAAATTAGGACAGATATGACAGTAAAAGAGTTTTTGATATTGAGTAACGTGGCGAGCAATGCTGCTGAACTGTTGGATCAGATAGGGAAGTTGCCTAAACCGGACTTTGTCGCAGGTGTAAGAGTTCCGGAGACTCTGAATGACCTCACTATAGGTCAGCTGATGGAACTGCAATCCATACGCAATGGAATAGATTGTATAATGGTTCCATGCCGTGTTGTCCTTGGTTTGTCTATTGATAAGATAGAGAAGTGTGGGGTAGCGGATATTTTGGGATTCTCCACATGGGTAACCAGGGAGGTTGAACGTATTACCAAGCTTTTTGAAACTACGAGCGTAGTACCGACTCCGGAAGAAAGACGTGCCGGAGTGGATAAGCTTTCGTTCGGGTTGTTTGGCTTGGTGGATTACTATGCTACCCGTATGGGGATAACTGACCATGAGCAGGTAGAGAGTGTTCCATGGGTAAGAGTGTACAAGTGTCTTGATATGGACGCGGAGAAAATACGTTATGAACGTCGATTACGAGAAATATATCAGAATAAGCAATGAATATAAGTGTAGAAAGGAAAATCGCTTCTATCGCAGAGAAGCTGGAAGGAGTTACCTATTTATTTGATAACTGGGTGACCGCCAACGTTCGGCTGGATAAGATGCCATTGCCGGCCATTATAAATCTGCTTCCTGCATCTGGGAAGTTCGTCATATCAAGGACTCAGTTAAGAGATTGCCCAAATTGCATGATTGCTTTTGTAGACAAGACGGCGTTTGATTTTGACGGGGTGGAGAATGATGAGGTTATTGAGAGGTGCAAAGGGTATGCAGTTCAATTTATCCGTGAGTTGAATAGGAGCGGGCTGTTTGAGTGGGTAAGCGATGAAGTCCCTTATTCCGTTTTCTATGATAAGCTGGATGTAAATGTTACTGGAATAGTAATAGAATTGAAACTGAAAGAGGTTCAAGGAGTACCCATGTGTTAGTTATGGAAGACAGAAGAAAGGACGTTAAAGATATACTGAACGAGGAGTTGGATAAACTTCGGCAGCGTATCATTGAGAATCATATACAAGCTGGACAGCGTGCAAGCGGAAGAACCATCAAGAGCCTGCATGTCGTAGTAGATGATAATCATGGTGTTTTATTCGGTAGACAGGCTTTTGGAGTTCTGGAAACAGGACGCGGACCGGGAAAAATCCCAAAAGGTTTTTGGCAAATAATTCAGCAATGGGTGGTGGATAAGAGGATTCAAGTAGAAAAACCTAAATCGTTTGCTTATCTCGTAGCTCGTAAGATTGCAAATGAGGGTACTAGGCTTTATCACTCTGGAACGCATGAGGATATATATTCAACGAGTGTTACACAAGCGATACGGGATATTATGGACCGTGTGTTTGGTGTTTTTCTGAACGATGTACAACATATAAATTTGCATAGTAATGAGGACGCATAAGATAGGAAATACTACAATCGAGTATCCGGATGAAATATCTTTCTGTTTCAATCCGGTAGTGATAAATATTAGTGGATATACTTGGGCATGGGTGGAAGTAACGATAACCGACGTACTTACCGGAAAGGAATATAAGGAAAAACGTGCATTATTTAAAACCGCATGTTTCTTTGATCTGTCTTTCTATATGCAATCGGCTTTTGATGCAACGGAGTTTGGCAAGATTGACTATCAATCCTCTATTCCACAAGATAGTCAGCTTGGGCGTCTGTTCTCTGTTGAAGTGGATATGTATACGTCTGATAGCACTATCGGAGAAAGTTTCCAGTTTAATACTTTTATTATTTGGGGCGCAATGAAAGTCGGCGAAAGATATAATGGTGACCGTATTCTAACATGGTTTAGGAACTTACCATTTACGGTCGGTATGTACACTGCGGGGGCCGGTACTGTTAGTGTGACTGCTGACGGTCAAGTTTTGCCGTCCATCATATTGTCTGACCGCAAAGTGTATAATCTTACTTTGCAGGGTATTGATGCGAATAGGGATGTTGTTTTGAATCTCCCTGGAACTAGTACGAGAGCAAGTGTATTCGATAATACCTTTGACTTTACTTTTCACGCATTGACGAATGTGGCCGCAAATGTGAGGCTTTTAGTTGATGAATGCACGGATGGAATTTATTTACGTTGGATAAATCGTCATGGCTTTTATTGCTATTGGTTGTTTAAACGTGGTGATGAGAGCAAACAAATTGCCAATGATGGTGAATTCATTCGTAATAATATGCAAGACTATAACTATGTTAATGGCTATCATGGAGGTTCAGGACGTAAGCAGAGAAAAACAGAAGAGAATACATTGTTGGTGTGTGCTCCTTTAGTGGACTCTGAAACGTTTGACTTCTTGTTTCAACTCGCGTTGTCACCCGTTGTTGATATGTATGCAGGTAAAAATGTGAATGGAGTTGATAGCTGGAAGGCGGTGAATGTATCTGTTGGTAATTTCAATAAGACAAGAGCTGTATTACAGGATTTCGTAGCAACAATCATATTACCAGAAACAAGAGTACAAAGCTTATGAGAAACGATATGCTATTCATTGGTGATAAACTGATGGATTTGGATGATGATACCAAAGTAACGCTCAATTTCAAAAGTAATATATTTACGGATTTGAGTAAGATTATAAGTAATAATTCTTATACTATCAAACTTCCGAATACTATACGTAATCAGTGTGCAATCATGCATGCTGATTTACCTTCATGCGACATCGTTTATCCTAGAATTAAACTGAATGCTCGTTATTTTCGTAACGGGATAGAGATACTCAATAACGCAACTGCGGTCTTATTGTCTACATCGGATGTTTTTGAATTTGCTCTTTCATGGGGTAATGTCTCTAGATTTGCAAATATTATAAGTGGAAATAAAACGCTACGTGATTTGAAGGATAGACACAATTATGAGGTCATTGCTGATGATGATTTTCCAGATTATCATGTATTTTGGAAAGTAGGTTCTTTTGAAGGGGATGCTTCCGGTAATTTTTTTATTCCTAAAGTAGACTATGGTATACGGCGGGAAGATACAACAGGGTGGTATCATCCGGGGTGTAAGGTTACCTGGATTTTGTTACAAATTATGAAAGATAATGGTGTCACTTTTACGTTTCCTGCTAATCGCGCTTTTATGTTAAGTAGATTGTTTGTACCCTTATTAACTCGTAATGATAGCAGAAGTTATGCTGCAAAAAATGCATTACATGCAGAGTTTAGTTACTATGTACATGGACGTCTTGATAAGGGAGAACCGGAAAAATTGTATTTTGCAGATAAGTCATTTTCAAGCTATTATGGGACTATAACCAAGTTTAAAAGTAGTTCTGGAAAAATTTATATTCAAGGCTTTAAACTTAATGCTCCGAATATGAAGATTTTGATGAATGGTAATGTGTCGTTTGATGTATCCACTTCTATATACCCTAATGGAGCATGTCTGGTTGCTTATTACATTATGGATGATGATACAAGAGTCGATATTGCAACTATAGATTATAGCAAGATTGAGAGGCATAACACAAATAGTTATACTATCTATTTTGATTTTACAGATATAGAGACAGATACGCTAGAGGAAAGTAAGGAGATTTTGTTTGGATTACTTGACGCAGGGTGGATTGATGATGGTGGTATATCTATGGATAATTCATTTAGCATTACAGCTATATGTGATCAAGTGATGCCTTCGATAGATGATGAGATAAATGCAGGATATGGGCACTTCCCGATTATTGCAAATTTGCCCGAAATAAAACAGATAGATTTTATTAAAGCTGTTGCTGCAATTCTCGGTGTTTTTGCTGTTCCTGGTAAGAATGATTCAAATTCCATTGAGTTTGTTTCTGTAGATACTATTAAAGAAAATGAAACAAGAGCATATGATTGGACAAAAAAGGTTGTTGCTACTTATAAGGAGAATAAACCTAATATGTTGGAATATAGGCTGAATGATTTCGCACAGCTGAATTATCTGCGTTACAAAGAAGACTCTACGGTTAATGGCTCTTATGATGGAGCATTACAAGTATTAGATTACACTTTGGATTCAGAGCGTGATATTCTTACGCTTCCATTTGCTGGTACTGATATGGCAGGTGGCGTTGCGTCTATAAAGTTATATAAGTATGACAGTGATGGTAAATCTTCTCTAGAGAAAGTGGAGCCAAGAATTTTACTTTGTACAGATGATACAGATGTTCTGAAAGGAACATTTGAGGAACTTGATTTTTCTTCTGTGATTAACTCTTATTACAAAAGTTATAGTGAGGTCATTTATATGCCTAAAGTAATCACAGAAAAGATAGAAATAAATGATATTGAGTTGAGAGACTTGGATATGACTGTTCCAATTTACTTGGCCCAATATGGTAGATATTATGCCATTATTTCCATTAAGGCAGAAGATACGGGAATATGTGAATGTAAATTGTTACAATTGGAGGTATAATTATGAAAGACAATACAAGTGAAAAAATATTGGAAATTCGGGTAAAGTATGATGATGCTATCCGTAAAATAGCAGAGTATCGTACGCAGTTGGATATACTTCGAAAAGTAGAACAAACTCTTAAGGAGGATTTGAAGAAAGGCCGTATGAGTAGGGAGGAATATAATATTAAATTAACCGAAAATAGGGTTGCTACCCAACAATATACAGATGCCATCCGTGTACTGAATAAACAAATTCAAAATGAACGTAAAGAGCAGACAGAGATGGAAGGAAGCCTTGTTAGGTTGCGGGCTGAGCTTTCCAATCTTACCGCTGCTTATGACAGATTAAGTCGTGTAGAGCGTGAGGGGGGCGAAGGCAAAGAGCTGCAAGATAAGATAAATGCCATTACCGATGAACTGAAAGGTGCGGAAGAAGAAACGCAGCGCTTTTATCGGAATGTGGGTAATTATAAAGATGCGATACTTCAGGCTACAGAAGCCCAAGTACCTTTTGTTTCCATATTGCGCAGTGGCGTTAGCGTCTTGCGAGGTACAAAGGAATTTGTTGGTGGTTTGAAGGATGAATTGGTTAAAATAACAGTCCAGTACAAAGCAGGAACGGTCACTGCGAATATGTTCTCTGGTGCTCAAAAAGCAGCGGCTATAACAAGTAATTTGTTATCTGCAGCTTTAAAAGTGTTGAAACTTGCACTAATTTCCACTGGTATTGGGACTATTGTTGTTTTGTTGGGCTCATTGGTCGCATGGTTGGCTAAAACGCAAAAAGGTACTGAATTTCTTTCTAATGTAATGTCCTCTTTTGGGGCAATTATTGATGTGATTATAGACCGGATTGCAAAGTTTGGTGGAGCTATTGCTAAATTCTTCTCTGGTGATTTTTCTGGCGCAGCAAAGGATATGAAGGATAGTTTTTCCGGTATTGGAAAAGAAATTTCAAATGATGCGAAACAAGCGTGGGCACTGAATGATGCATTGCAACAGTTAGAGAAATCGGAAACAATGCTTAATATGAAGCGTGCGGCAAGTCGCTCTGAGATTGAAAGATTGAAGCTCATTGCGGATGATACTACAAAAAGCCTGAAAGAGCGTACTGATGCGGCTACAAAAGCATACGATATGGAAAATAAACTTCAGCAGGAAAGCATTGATATTGGCCGAAAGAAATTGGCAAATCTTCTTGGGCAAATAGAACTTACTGGTGAAGCTAATAAATTGCTTGATGATATGGCACAAGGTGCAATAACGGCTGATGAGGTTATTAGCCGATTGGGTATATCAGAAAGTACAGTGAAAGATTTAAAGGAATTCTCTCAAGTTTTTTCGGACGTAGCTCAAAAGGAAATGGAGAGCTATACCCGTAATAAGGAAACCCAGAATAAAATAAATGCGATGCGGAAAGAATCAGTAGATAAGGCTAAAGTTGTAAAAGAAAAAGAACTTTCAGAAATTCGTAAGGCTGAGGATGAAATGCTTAAGCTGGTTAAGGACAGTAGAGAGAAACAATCCATTGAGATAGAACGTCAGTTTTCTCGTCAAATAGAAGATTTGCGTGTTCGCTTGATTGAGGAACAAGACCTTACAACGAAAGCACGTGGAGCTATAAATAATCAGATTATTGCACTTGAACAGCAAAAAAATGATGCATTACAGCAATTATCGGAAGAACAACTGATGAAGGAGGTGGAGAACCGGCAGAAACTAATCTCTCTGCAACTTGAATCCGTAAAAGCTGGAAGTGAGCAAGAATACCAACTCAAAATACAGCAACTTGTTGTCCAACGTGACGTAGAACTTCGTCAGAAAGAGCTTACTGAACAGATGAAGCTTGCTGTCACGGAGAAGTACAATAAAGAGATTGATGATTTGTCCGTTCAACATGAGAATGATACAGCAAAGAAACAAGCTGATGCACTCAAACTTCGATTGGATAATGAATTGGCAGAAGCTAAATTGAATGGATATAGTGAACTTGAGCTTCTTCGTATGCAGGAACAGCAGAAGCTTGAACTGAAAGACAGCTTGAGACGGATGGAAGAGGAGAGTGATGCCGAATTCCGGGCCAGACAGCTTGCTGCAGACCAAGAATACTTGGATGCAAAGCAGGCGGTCATTGACAAGGAAGTGGAGATGCAGCAAAATAAAGGTGAATCCCTTTCTGTCTTGGCAGGGAATCTTTCTGATTTGTTGGAACAAGCGGCAGGAGATAACGAGAATATGGTCCAGTTGGCGAAAATACTGGCTATTGCGGAGGTTTCTATCGCACAAGGGGTAGCCATTGCCAAAGCCGTAGAAACAGCTACCCGCTCATCTGCAACATGGATTGACATGCTTGCTGCGATAGGTACTGTAGTGGCATCTGTAACTACTGTTATGGGAAAGGCTATGAAATCGGTGAAAAGTGCTAAATTTGCACAAGGAGGTAAAGTTGAAGGGCCAGGTTCCGGTACAAGCGATTCCATACCTGCTATGTTGTCCAACGGTGAAAGTGTAATGACGGCTGCTGCAACCTCGATGTTTGCTCCGTTATTGTCGGCTTTCAATCAGATAGGAGGAGGTATTCCCATTAATGTAACAGCTTCTTCCAATCAGGCGTTAGGAGAGGACATGCTGGCCAAAGCTGTTGCAAAAGGTATGATGATGGCGCCTGCTCCGGTGGTTTCTGTGGAAGAGTTTACCTCTGTTGCTAATAGGGTTAAGTACGTTGAAAATCTTGGTAGTATATGAAAGCATATGAACTATTGATATTGAATAAGAGTCTTCTTCAAATGATGGGGGATGCTTCGCTTGATGTCGGGGATGTGAAATATATTCCCGTGTATCAAGAATATGTCCGTCTGTCAAAGGAGGGACATAAAAAGACTTATATCATGCAATATTTATCCGATGAGTATAATATTGCGGAAAGGACAATTTATCGGATAATAGATAAGTTCTCAAGTAAGGTGGATGTTTAGGGGGGGCGGAATTATTCCGCTCTTTTTTTGTTTTGAAAAAGTTGCTGACAAAGCGTGTCAGTGGAATAGACTTCTTATTTTCTTCAAGCCGTATCATGTTTTCTACCTTTGTTACAAACAATTATGTGATATGGCTAAATTATACATTAACAAGGACATTGTAGCTGATAAGGATAAAATGGAAAATTGGTATTTGACCGGTGACGAGGGGCTTTCGTTTCCGGATATCCAATACTTCCTTTCATGGCTTGACCCGGCTGACCCTAAAATTGACATTGAAATCCATTCGTGCGGCGGTGATACGGTTGAGGGGTATGCTATTTATGATGCATTACGTGCGTCGGGCAAGGAAATATCTTGTACCGTTGTTGGACGATGTGCTTCTATGGCTACCATCATTTTGCTTTCTGCTCCACTTGAACGCAGAAAAGCTTATCCTCATGCAAAGTTTCTCATCCACAAACCATATTTGGCAAGATATGATGATTTATTGGACCTTGAAACTATAGAATCCATCAAATCAAGTCTGGAAGCGGAAAAGGATAAGATGATGGCTGTATATGTTGAACGGACAGGAGTTGAATCGACCATTTTGGAGGTCCAGATGAACAAGGAGGCATGGTTTGGCGGTGAGGTTGCAAAACAACTTGGATTTATATCTGATGTTCTTATACCGACTACAGCAAAAGGAACTGATTATAAACTTAATAGTGAGAAAATGAACAAAGAGAAACAAGTAACGGTAAAGCAATCTATCATTGACAGACTGCTTGCGAAATGTGGCTACCAGAAGATAGAAGACATTCCGGTAGTATCTATGGAACTGACAGATGCCGAAGGTAATACACTGACGGTGGAACGTGAAGAAGGAGAACCGCAGGTGGGAGATGCGGCATCCCCCGATGGCGAGCATGTTATGCCCGATGGTAAGACTATCATTGTAACAGACGGAGTGATTACAGAAATCAAAGACCCGGAAGAAGCAAACGGTGACGAGGAGATTGAAGCTTTAAAGGCGCGCATTGAAGAACTTGAAGAGGAAAATGCGGCATTGAAAACCAATGCCCGTACAGTTGAGGACAATAAGATACTGAATGCTGTAAAGATGGCAGGAGGTGAGAATTGGCTAGCAAAACATTGTTCAACCTATAGAGTCTCTTTGCGTACCCAATCCTTCAAGAATACTGTTGAGACACAAGCAAGTGCAGAGGAGACACCTATTCAAAGAAAGTTGAGAGAGGAAAGGGAGAAGAGAACTAAAAAGTAAAGAAAGGAGAATTGAGTATGCCTATTTTAGATTTTTCAAAATTGACGCCAGACAATCAGGCGGTGAAGGATTTGAAAGACTTGATTGAACTGACAGTCTTTCAAAATGAGGATATGGAGCGTTTTATGACGTTCATGCCTAAAGTGACCAATGGCAAGAAAGTTGGCTTCATCGGTGAGATGGAGGATGTAGGTATCGCAGGTGCCGGATGTGACCCTGAATATCAAAAAGTGGCTATCGCTGCCGCCCAGAAAGTATGGGAAATTGGCGACTGGCAAGTTCCGTTGGAAATGTGCTATGAGGATTTGGAGAATACTATTGCAAAGTACTGCTTGAAGACCGGTACCAATATTGCGGACCTTACTTCTACTGAATATATGGATGGGATTGTCCTTCCAAAACTGACGGAAGCAATGATGAAAATGTTATGGCGCTTCACTTGGTTTGGAGACAAGGATGCCGCTAATATTGACGGTTCCGGTCAAATTACGGATGGATTGAATGTAGAATTGTTCAAGACATGTGACGGTTTCTTTAAACGCCTGTTTGCCATATGTGCAGAGAATTCCGGTCAGCATACCGTTATATCAGCCAACTCTGAAGCATCTTATGCTTTGCAGAAGTCCAAGATGAAAGAATTGGGGGCTGCTACATCTGTGTTTGACACGATGCTTGAAGATGCGGATAGCCGTATTTTCCAGAAGTCCGGACATGCAATTTTTGCTACAAAATCATTATGTGATTCTTTGTCACGTGATGTGAGGGAGAAATATAAGGTTATTATGCCTTGGACGGTCATTTTTGACGGCCTTGAAGTAGGAGAGTATGACGGCGTTACGGTCGTAAAATGTTCTATTTGGGATAGATTTATTCAAGCGTATCAGAACGATAAAACGAAACTGAACCTTCCTCACCGTGCGGTTCTATGTTCTCCGGACAATTTAATGTACGGTTGTGAAGGCGATAACCCGATATCTGACCTTGATATCTGGTTTGAAAGAAAACCCCGTAAGAATTATATCTATTCTACTGGTAAACTCGGTTCTATGATTGGTGAGGACAACTTGGTGCAAGTAGCATATTGACAAAAGGAGGTATTCTATGGGAGTATGTGATGATATTTTAAAGAAAGATATTGTTCCGTCGTGTGATGATCCAGTAGTACAAGGATTGGAGCAGGAAGGGGTAATAATGAATCGTGCGGATGTGGACTTTGCAGCCACAGTATTCAATTCTACAAAAAAGAATGTGATTGAAACGCTGGCTATGAAAACCGGGAAGAAGGCTTATAAGGTTGTTGTTCCTGGTAAAAATCCATTTACGGGTACAAAGACCTCATTAGTGGCTGGCACATATCGTAGTTCGTTTACCAATACTGTCGCGATTGTGATATTGGCAAACGACCCGGATGTATGCGCTGATGTTATTGACGGATTGGCTAACGGTACCTATGTTGTGGTGTTGGAGAATAAATATAAGGGTTTACAGAAAGAAGGAAACCCTGGTGATGCCGCTTTTCAGGTGTATGGTTACTACCAAGGGCTTACAGCTACAGCTATCGACAACGATAAGTATAGCGAGGATACTGAAGGTGGATGGGCTGTTACCTTGGAAGAGCAGAAAACGCCTAAATCTGCATTATTCTTGTTCAAGACGAGTTATGAAGCAACTAAGACTGCTGTCAACACTTTGACGGCTGAACCGGCAGCATAGGAGGGAATATGCTTGTCTTGGAGATGGTTGATAAGTTGAAGAGATTGGGGGATAAGGTCTCCCTTTCTTCTTCTGATAAATCAGACATTGAACTGATGTTTCATGAAGTTCTTGGTAGGACATTTACCAAGACCTCATGTGGTGATTGCTATCGTGACGCTGTGATTGAAATGTATTCGTACTTAAAAAGATATGGAAAAATGAAAGAAAAATCAAGTTATGCATTGAAAAATGGTGTATTGCTCCAAGTAGGCTTTGGAAGTAGTGAAATGTACACCAACAACAATCTTACTGACGAAGCGGCAGAAAGGTATCTTGCGGAAAATCCTAAAGGGATAGTCTTTTTTGCTTCAACGCCTTCCGATTGGGAGAAAAGGGTTGAAAGACGGATGAGTCCTGCTTTACCATTGGATGAAACTTTGGTTTCAGAATTGGTGAAAGCCTTTGAAGTGGAAGGTGCTACTTCTGAGATTGTGAGAGATGCGTTCAAGACTTATAAACTGAACGGGAAGAAAGTTACAGCTAAAGTATTGGATGCTCATATTAAAGAGGCTCAATCTGTAGTTGACTCTAAGCAGACTATAGAAGCCGTAGAAACGGTGAAATAAAGAATAACCTCACGGAACGATGAATGTAAATGAATTAAAGAAGAAGAGTAATAGGCGTGTTGACACGGGCTATTTACGTAATCTTGGCATCCAAAGCTACGGTGATGATAATTTATATCCCCAACATCTAAGAAATATCATCGCTGCGAGTTCAACGGGTAGCGAATGTGCAGAACGTTATGCCAATTTCATAGAGGGAAATGGGTTTCGTGAGGTTGCTTTTTCTGAATATGTGGTTAACCGCCGTGGAGATACGGCAGATGACATCCATGCTTTCGTCTGCAAGGATGTTGCTGATTACGATGGGATGGCGATACATGTTAATTATAATATGTTCGCAGATATAGTGGAAGTACAGCACATCCCCTTTGAAAATTGCCGTTTGTTGGAGGAGGATGAATCCGGATATATCGCAAAAATCGCAGTTCATCCGGATTGGACAGGAAAGAAAACCCGTCAGGGAAAAGCCATAAAGGTAATACCAGAAAATGTGGAGTTTATAGATGTATTTAATCCACGTAAGGAGGTGGTCTATGCGCAAATTCGGGCTGCCGGAGGGATTGAAAACTATAAGGGGCAGATACTATGGATTAGCAACACAGGGAAATTCGTGTATCCTATCGGAAGAGCTGACCGTGTGATTACGGAAATGAGTACGGATGAGGGATTAGCCAATGTGAAGTATCGTAATGTGCGTTGTAACTTCATGCCTTCCGGGATGATAATTACAAAGAAAGGTGCTTCTTCGGTACGTTTTGATGAAAACGGAAATCCTATAAAAGAGGATAGGACTAATGAAGATACTGGTTTTTCTGATACTATCGTGCAATTACAAGGAGACACCAATGCGACAAAGGTCTTAGAGGTAACCTTGGAATCTGATGAAGAAAAACCGGAGTTTGTGGATATTAGTCCTAAAAATTATGATAAGGAGTTTACCGTTACTGATGCCAGTGTGGTTGAACGTATTTATTCGGCTTTCGGGCAGGAGCCTTGGTATTGTATCCGGATTGGTAAGGTTGGTTTTTCTGGGGATATATTGGAAGATGCTTTTGAATACTATAACTCTATTGTGTCAAAGCAACAACGCATGATTGAACGGGCTTTTCAGAAAATTTTTGCGCATTGGTATGAACCTCTCAATCCTTCCAATGACTTTAGTGTACAACCTCTTAAATATATAAGAAATGCTGCGATGTCTAATAACAACAGATGAGGTCTATAAGTTGGCTCGTACGATGTCAATACACATCGATACGGAAAAGATAGAGGCATATATTCGGGAGTCGGAGAACATTGATTTGAAGTCAGCTTTGGGTGATGCTTTATTCTTAGATGTGAAAGAACATCCGGAAAATTATAGTGAGTTGCTTAATGGTAGTTCTTATACCATAGAATGTGGAGGCAAACGTTCCTTTGTAGGGCTGAAAACGACATTAGCATATTATACCTATGCTCGTATCGTGAAAAATGGAGATGGAAATGTCACCCGTTTTGGATTTGTCAATAAAGATAACGAGTATTCGTCGCGTTCTGATTTTAAGGAGAAACTTATGGCTTATAATGATGCTTTCTCTGTTGCTGATAGGTATATGAAAGAATGTGTTCGGTATTTGAATGATAACAAAAAAGACTTTCCGCTGTATAGGGGAAATGGAGGGATTAATGCTAATCGTGTAACTTTTAGAGTACTTGGTGAATAATGCCTGATACACTTGACATATTAAGGAAACTTGCTCTACAGATAAGGAACGCCTCTTCTGAGGGAGAGAATACCGCAGAGAGGGTTGGACGGACATTTATTGGCATTCTTGAACTCATTCAACAAGGAATGAGCATCGAAGAATTATCAAAGGTGTTCCTTCACAAAGACCGAGCTGACGGCACTCCTTTCCCCATAACCTTCGGAGATTGGGTCAAGTTCGGCGAGTTCATCAGCGGTATTTCCGGAGGGTGTATCGATAAGAATGGCATCCTTGAAATGGAAGAGGGCATTTTCCGCAAGCGTGTGTTTTTTCCGGAAGTAGCCTATAACCGTGTGACCTATTTCAAAGGCAGGATGTGTGCCTCTCCCGGAGGTGGGTGTACGGTCAAGGAATGGAGCGATAACGGTGACGGTAGCTATACCATAACCCCTGACCTGACCGATGCCGACGGGCTGAGCCAGTTTGTCGATGACATTCTGACCACCTACTTCGTCACCAAGAACGCCGAAGGCAAGTTGCAGGGGTTCGAGGAGATGAAGTTCCGGGTGACTTCTGCCGATTACACTGCCAAGACATTCGTCATGACGCCGAAACCGGGTACCGACTGGAAGCCGGGGGATGCGATGGTACTTGCCCAGACGGGTAACTTTACAGACCCGGAACGGCAGACGTACATCCTGATTGATACGGTTAACGGCAACAACTGCATCACTTTCTTCGACCACGCCAATACCTGGGATGTCGAGCCGGCACAAGAGATGTCGTGGATTGGCAAGAAGAAAGGTCGTACTGTACATGGTATTCCGGCTGACAACTACTCGGCTGTTTTTCGCCACGTCATCATGTCCGGCAAGATATTCCAGGTGGATGACATCACCGGCGAGGCTTTCCGGGTACCGCTATTTAAAGGTACGTGGAAAAAGGGTGAGAAGTATGCCTATTATGATGAGGTGACGCATAACGGCAGCTCATGGATATGTGTCAATGAGAAAGGCACGTCTACAGAACCGGCAGACGGCAATGCCGACTGGCTGAAATATGCGGCCAAGGGAGAAAGCGGCAAGGGTATCAAGTCTACCGATGTGGAATACGCGATATCGGTGTCTAATGTCATTGCCCCGGTGGACGGTTGGCAGACTACCTCCCCTGAATGGGAAGCCGGCAAGTATATCTGGTCGCGGACGAAGATTGTCTATTCTGATGGCGAAGTCAAGTACACCCAAGCGGCTTGTATCAGTGGTGGGCAGGGGGCCGACGGCAAGGGCATCAAGTCCATTACCGAAGAATACTACCTTTCCTCTTCATCGGCCACCACAACCGGAGGCGAGTGGCAGACAGACTCTCCGGCGTGGAAAAACGGATGGTATATCTGGACCCGGACAAGGATAGTCTTTACTGATGGTACAAGCACCACAACGAACGCCATCTGTGTGACTGGCAGCAAGGGTGCAGACGGTACAAGCATTACCAATTGCGGTGACTGGCAGACCGGCAAGCATATACCTTACATGGGCATTACCAGGATGGCCGGACGTGTCTTTCTCTGTGTCGCTCCCGGTGGTACAGACAATCCTCCGATGTGGACTCAGACGACCAATGAGGGGCGCCGCATCCTGCAGACGCAGAACGGTGGAAAGAGCTACGGATATACCATTACCGGAGACCTGAATACCGCTGAATATGAGCTGCTGGTGGAGAACGGCCAGGATGGGCGTGACGGTAGGGATTATGAGTGGATATTCAAACATACGACAGAGAATGTGACGCCTCCTACGCCAGCCACCTTGCAGGTGGATGACTACGTGCCGTCCGGCTGGCATGATGACCCAATTGGTGTCAGCGAGAGCCTGCCATACGAGTGGGCTTGTTGCCGCACGAAGAAGGACGGTGTATGGAGTGCGTTTTCACCGGCAGCCATCTGGGCCAAGTGGGGCTTTGACGGTGAGTCGGCCATTGTAGCCGATTTCGACAACGAGATGGAAAGCATTGCCTTGACATACGAAGGAAAGACTGTTTCGCAGTCCGTACTCAATACAACCGTCGGCATGTGGTATGGTACGAAGAAGCTACAGTTGAAATCCATCTCATGCGTGACCCCTGCCGGTGTGACGGAGAGCTACAATGTCAATACGGGTGTGATAGCGTTTACCGTGGCTTCCGGTATCTCAATGCCTGCACGCTCAGAAGTCAGGATAACTGTTACGGCTACTATCCAAGGAACTGACATAAGCCGTGAGTTGGTGTTCACCATTACCGGGGTGCGTGCCGGTAATCCGGGCAGTGATGCGGTACTCTATAGGCTGGTGCCTTCTATCTCATCGGTAAGCAAGCGGAAGGATGGTACCTACAGTGTGGCAAGCGTGTCATGTACACGCACCAAGTCTGTAGGCGGTAGCACTTCCATCACGACGGATGGCGTACTGAAATACAGCAAGGACGGAGGCGCAGAGGTCGAGATACAGAACGGAACGGCCATTTCCCCGAAGAACTTCACGGCGCAGCTGCAGTTCGTGTTCTACGTGGGTGGACAGGTCGTAGACCGGGAAACTATTCCTATGGTTGTGGACGGCACCGACGGTAATCCTGGAAAACCGGGCGGTGACGGCGAATCCGTCAAGGCTGGCGGTGAGTGGCGCACGGCTAATACTCCATATAAAAAGCTCACCATCTGTACGATGGGGAGTCGCTCCTGGCTCTCAAAGGTTGACACTTCGAATCCACCTCTATGGACTCAGACAACTCATGACGGGAGGCGAATCACTCAGACCCAGAACGGCGGCAAGTCCTACGGTTATATTATTACCGAAGAAGTGAACACCGACGAATGGGAACAACTGACATCAGACGGCGGCATGGTCTATCTCATCAGTACATGCAGCAATATCCGGGTGAGCAATGCCGGTTCGCTTGTTCCTTCAGCTTTCCGCGTCTATGCCAAGCGGACGCTTGGTAGCGCCACATTGACTTATCCGGACGGATATCTGGCAGCGAGAGGCTACAGCAACGGGATATGGAGCGCCATCGCAGGGCCTTCGAGGGCTTCCGAGATTACGGTCAACGCTTCGGCTGGGTATTCCACTTTCTCGGTTCGCTGTTATCAGAGCCAGGCGGACGCTTCGGCATGGAATGACAGTTTCATTGCGGAGATATCAGTGGGTGTCAGCTATGACGGAGCAAGCGGACGAGACGCCAGCGAGCCGCGTCCGAGAGGTTTTTTCGCCAAAGGCAACACATATGTTTGGAATGAAGATTACCATGACATCGTACTGGCCACATTCAACAATCGAACCATTCCGTTCAGGGTACGGGCTTACGGTACGTCGGTCACTGTCGCACCTACCTCGATAGACGGTGATGCTAATTGGGAGGCGGCACAGCAGTATATGTTTGTGGCTATGGATATGGCTTTAGCGAGAAAGATACGTGCTGATGAAATCCTTGTGGATGATTTGGTGGTGCAGAATGTGCTGGCAAGGGATAAAACCGGTAAAGCCATGTGCCAGATTGACGGAGAGAATGGTGGCATTGGGTTCCTGGCCGGAGGCAATATCCGATGGGATGCCAAGGGTAATGTGTTCCAGGACGCCTCAATCTTCCGAAAGCTGAAACTTCTGGAGTCGAAATCCGATTCGAATGAATACTACCTGGATTTCAATACCGGGTTGAACTTTGAAATATCCCGGATATTCTCACTTCCAACGCAAGAGGAAACAATATACCTGCCGAATGCGGCAGAATATGAAGGTGGAGAGTGCATGCTGTATAATGGAGGTATCTATACCCGTCTCACTGGACCTGCATCCATAAAAGTCGCAGGTGGAGGCAGCTTTATCATAGACGGAGAATACTATTCTAAAATAGTTGTCCCGTCGCTTTCCATTGCTCAATTCAAGGCCGTAGCGACATACTCTGATGGAGTAAAGGATGAGGTGAAATGGGTTCTAATATCAGGAAAAGCGGAATCGAAAATTTAAAATATCAGTGTTATGAAAGTTTTTTATGAAAGCAAGTTAGCGAAATGGCTGCTGTGGCAGGGCTACAACACCATCACATTGGGATGTTTCGTCTTCACCAAGAAAAGCAAGGAGGAGATACGGCAGAGTACACTTAACCATGAGGCGATTCATGTAAGGCAGTGGGAGGAGTGCTTGATTGCTTCGGCAATCCTGCTGACGGTAATCATGCTGTTTACCGGATTCAACTTATGGGTATATCTACTTTGCCCGTTGTGGTTCTACCTTCAGTATGGGTTGGAGTACGCAATATCCTACATGTATCACTTATGCCGTAACCGGTGTTGGATAAATGTAGGTGATAAGGCTTACGGAAATTCAGCATTCGAGATGGAAGCGGAAGCTAACGAAGAGGTAGACGGTTATCTGGATGTGAGAACTCCTTTTGAGTTCTTCAGATATTACGGAAAAATTTGATTTATAATTTACAAAACGAGACTAAAACAAAATGTTAAATCGGGTAATATTTCCATCCGGAAATTATGCCCCTTAAATATGCAATAGTTATGGCAGAACAAGATATTAAGGAAAATGAGAT